GGTTTCCAAATCCACGGCCACATTCTTGTACCCTGTTAGGTCAGGGTAGTCCGGAGGAATGTTCCAGTCAGCATCTATCAGATCCAACTCGTTCTTAATCTGGTGGTGCAGCGCACTGCCAAAGAGATTATCTTGCATTCTTTTCACGCATCCTTTGGATGATTTCTTTGTGCCGAGGTAATAAAAGAGACGGTACGTCTTTCTTATCCCGGTCTATGTGCTCCGAGCCCAGGGCACTATACCCAGCCTTGTCCACCCAAGAATCCTCGTGGTCAATGTTCTCAACCAAACGCGCACTCTTTACCCAGTCCATCATCAACGCTACATGCGCAGGGGTCACATGACCGTGGCTCTTTAATGCGCCGCTGATAATAATGTTCCACCCCTCCGCAATCCTGCCATGATTGTGGTACGCATCACCGTAATCCTTGGCCCTCTGACCGTTGATCAACTCTTTGGCTTTGTCTAAGACTTCATCTCGTTTCATAGCGTGTACCTGTATTTGTTGCTGCTCTGTAGAATGTACAACGTGTGCCTTGCTCTGGTCACCCCGACATAGAACGCTCGATGCTCATCGTCTGGGTGGTCACCGTTCACACACGCTGCGGTGGACGCCGTATATACGACGCAGTTATCATCTTCCCCGCCCTTCATAGCATGGAAGGTGGACAACTTAATGCGTGGTTCGGACAGTAAATCGTCACCCCTTCGCATCATAGCTACGATATACTCTCTCTCAGCTTTGCCAATCCTTAATACTTCCGACGCAGACTGTTCAGCCCCTACCAACAACCCATAATCTTTTTGCAGTTGCTCCATGGTGAGCTCCGCATCAGTTGCTAAAGTATCTAGCATCTGAGTGGATCCTCGTTTGACAACAGCGTTCTGCCCCTGCTTTGGGACAGACGAATAGAAGTCCTTGATCCTTTGCAGTGACACCGTCTTGTCCGCGCAAAGATCCTGCCAAGTAAAGATGTTTGCAACCAAGGTAGGGGACACACTGGGCCGTCCCTTGATAGAGTATTTAAACCCTGCCTTCTTTATGTGGTCCGCCAAGTCCGTAACATAGCTGTTGGTCCGAGCCATGATTGTCCACGACCCCTCGTACAACGGGATGTCATCCAAGTGATAAACAAACTCGACCTTTCCCTCCTCGTCACGCGAATCAAACTCCTTCTCGTGCCGTCCGGATATACGTTCGGATATACTGTTTGCCAAACGATGCACGGCCTTGGGGATACGGTAGGATTTCTCCAGAACTTTTACATTGTTTGAACTATCGTTAAACAAATCAACATCGACGCCCGTCCACCTGTGAATAGCTTGGTCATCATCCCCTGCAATAAACACCTGATCGGCATTGTCCGCTATCTTCTCAGCCATCCGCCATTGCAGCGGAGTAAAATCTTGGGCCTCATCAATAAACAAGAAGTCTAGGCTCGGCGCTTCCCCCAACGGAATGTACTTCTCGATCATGTCCACAAAGTCAAACTTGTTAGTCGCCGCCTTGTACTCTTCGATCTGCTTGGATAACTGCACAAGCTTCGGGAAAAACAAATCACGGTCCCCCGCATCATTGAACTCACGTTTCAGATCAATCATCCGCAGCCGAGCTCGGTTCTCCAGTTGCAGATACTTGGACCCTGATCCTCCAATCGTGGGCAAAGACAAGCCATCCTCTAGCGACATACGCATCTTACCCTCAAACGTCAGGCCGAGCTCCCGTCCTATGTTGTCGTAGTCTTCTTTGGTCATGATGTCTTGAGGCTGCAACCCCAGTCCATGAAACCCGAACGAGTGGCTCGTCTTCATAAACGGAAAGTCTTTTGGCTCCAGGTTAAACTCATCACAGGCCCGAGCAACCATCTCCTCGATGGCTTTACGCGTGAACGAAATCACGCCGATCCTTGATGGGTGCGTTCCTTTTTCCAACGCAGCCTTGATCTGCTGTATCAGGTAGTAGGTCTTGCCTGTCCCTGGAGGACCGAGCACCAGTTCCGCTTTAGGTATCATACTCTTTGCCCCTTGGTCTTGAGTTTACCCAATCTTCAACCTCGGACAGAACCCAACGGCTAGAGGACCGCTTGTTTGTTTCGTCCCCCAGAACAATGGGCTTCGGAAAGTTATCTGTAGTCTGCGCTAACTTGTAGACGTAGGATCGCGACACACCCAATAGGTCCGCAACTTCCCCCACTCGGAGCAAGCGATTAGAATGGGATGTCATTTGATATCTCCTTCACAGGCAATTCGGTTTCATCTTCTTCAAAAGCAGGTACATACCAACATCGTATCGTTGTCCGCTGCCCTTTCTTTTTAGTAACATGTTGGATCCCATTGTCCCCGCCCATGTCCCGTATCATCTGGATAATGTGCGCTCGCGTCTGACCAACAAACCTTCGATGGTGCAGATATTCCAACAGGCCTTCCAACTTAAACTTCGTTACACCACCATCGGTCCACGGTTTATTCATCTCGATTTCTTCTGGAGCCATGGCGCGAATGTGACTGGTGCAGTAGGAAAACAAGTGCTCCTTAAACTGACCCGCAATCGTCTCCTCATACGGCACATCGATGTACGTTGCTTGGCTCATCAAACTGTTGACCATCTGCTGCCACTTCTGTGGCTTAGTAGTCGGCGGCATAAAGTTACATTGCTCCATGCAAGCTCGCTGCCACAGCGTTTGATTCTGCAACTGCTCTGAGCCCAACTGAATCCGCAACCCGTTTACATCCATGAAGTATAACCGAGGCTCAGACAACATGATCGTCAGCCCACCAACCTGCGGCGCATCAGGCGCATCATCGCTGATCCCGTGCTTTGCCAAGACGCACAGAGATGGATCGCAGTATGACTTGAACGGTTCGTCCTTACAGGTATACCCCCAGTCTTTCTTCTCGTGCTGTTTGATTACGGTCAGCACCTCTGAGGATGGAAGGGGCGGAGAGAATAACGTGCGGTTGTATTCCTCCAGGGAGGCTTGCCAACTATCCGGAAACTTCTTCTTGCAGTACACGCCTATGAAAAACAAAAGCTTGTTCCTCGGCTCGCTCTGTGGCCCGTCCGAAAAGATGTTGCGTATGCAGGGAGGACCATCGTCGAAGTGTTTGCGAACCTTGGTCGTGCTGCGCAAGGCTTCCAAGTCAGCCAACTCAACCCGGTTCTTTTCCACCGCATCCAAGAACTCATCCAGTTCCATGGCTTCGCCGTTGGGATTGTAGCAATACCGCTGCGGGGTTTCCGCATTGAAGTACGGCATGTTTATAAAGTTTCCAACATCACCGCGCTCGGCAATGATCGTGTCCTGCTTTGGAAAAATCTCAACGCCACTGTGCCCAAGCATGATCGACATCTCGGTCAGGTATTCTCGGACCACGGCTGCTTGCTCCCACTCCTTTAGAAACAAATAGAGATGGGCGCCTCCGGATTTAGATCTGCAATGCAGCAGCGGAAGCTTGAGCTTCTGGATCTTGTCCTGCATTTCTTTCTGGTTCAGATCATAGACATCCACATCTATAGCACCGAACCGACATTTATTGTCTTCGTTGATCGGGATAGCCCCAACCCCCTGCTCACCCTTGATGTGCGCTTTGACTAGCGCCTCGGTCAACGGCTCGCGGATAATCTTACTCTTTGAGTCTGCCTTACCGTTCCGACCTATCCGACCTACGGATGTCGTGCCGTGAGCATTCTTGGCTCCGGCAAACGCGGCAAGCAGTTTTTTAGATTGTGACATTTACTGCTCCCAAGTGAAAAGGGAGGCGGATACCCGTCCGCCTCCCCAAGGCTGCTAGAAGGGGATTTCATCATCCTTCAATGGAGGAGTGGGAGTGGAAGCCCCTTCCTCCGGTGCAGCTTTCACTTCGCCCGCAGCGACACTGTCGCGGAAGGCTTTGGCCTCAAGCATTAGGTCACGGCTCTCAACCAACCCGACCTTTTCGATCTGATAGTTGAACCATGTACCTTGGTCATTGCTCTCTTCAACAGTGCTGAACTTCCAGATCGTAGCGAACAGGGGTGGCAGAACCATCTGCCCTGTCTTTGGATGCTTAACCTTTTGCATCGCAATCTGGGTCTTCCAACGACGGCTGACCTTCAACTGGCTAGACTTCATGTCGATCACAACAGGTTGCGTGATCCCGTCCTCACCAATTAGCAAGCAGAAGTGCTGATCTGATTTGACCAACTCATTGCCGTTGGGCAGGATCTCCTTGGATCCCGAGCGGGAAGTCTGTTGCAACACAGGATCGGTTGCAGCAATCTCTCCTTGGAAACCACCACCTTGATCCCGAGGCACGAACTCCAGGTACTTAACAGTCTGGTAGCAGGGAATGACAGTAACCCCGTCCTCTCCTGTGAACAGTTCCATGGTGACGTTGTTAAACAGATCACCTTGCTCCGAACCCTTGATGTGACTGGCCTCGCGCTTGTTAAGCTGCGGGGACATCGCTTGCAGAATACGAACAAACGGGATCTGCATTTCAGAACTGTCAAAGGCGGCGCCTTCTCCAGCAAACTCTAGGATGTCATCCATGACATCTGTGCTTAACTCTGCACTTTTTTTCTTAGCTACGGCACCCATATTACTTCCTCCGGATTTGTGCTGTATTGGAAATGAAAGCCCCGAACAGATCGAGATCAATCGGCTTACCTTCTATCACGCGCTCCTTAACGAAGGCTTTGAGTGTAGAAGGGTGAACGTGGGTCTTGGTCTTCGGATCGAAGCCACGCTCTTGCAGCAGTCCGACAACGTCGCCCGCCACATTATCCTCGCCCTTACCAAAGGACACGGTAATGTCATTCTTGATGATGTCATCCAAGCCATTGGACCGAAGCCAATCAAACGCGGCCTCTTTGTTTGCCGCAGGTATTGACGCAGCAACAATCATCTTACGCTCCACAACAGAGCCGTCCACATCCAGACGCTCGACGCCCATCTCATCCATTAAGGCGGGGATGTTCTCGACCGAAAGCTTGTGCTTCTCTTGCTTCATAGCTTTGATGTGGTCCTCCGCATCGCTGATCTCTTTCTCAACAGCGCGAAGTTTGCGAACCAGTTGACTTAACTGCTTTCCGGTTCCAGTATCGACAGACGCGAGCGCCTCCGATTCGTCGTATAAGTCTTCAAATATATCGCTCATAAAGTTTTTCCTCTTCAGGGTTGATTTATCCGGTAGCACCATGCTATCCGTTAGTGGACAATAGTGGAGGTATATAATGGTTGTCAACTACAAATATAAATTACCACCGTTTAATCATCAGGCCGAAGCCTTGGATGACGGGTGGGATCGAATCGAGTTTGGTTTGTTCATGGAGATGGGGACAGGTAAATCCAAAGTTCTAATCGACAACATGGGCATGCTGTATCAATCAGGGCTGATCAACTTCGCCTTGGTCATCGCACCCAAAGGCGTGTATCGCAACTGGGTAGCCAAAGAAATCCCCGAGCATATGTCCGATGATATACCCCATCGCGTCATACGTTGGGTGTCTAGTCCAAACAAAAAACAAACCGAAGAAATGCGCTCAGTCAAAGATAAGTTCAACGGCCTGACCATCTTCGTTATGAACGTCGAATCATTCTCATCTCTCAAAGGTAAGAATGCGGGGGAATGGATGGCTCGTGCGCTGGGCTCAAACGGTATGATCGCAATCGACGAATCAACCACCATCAAAAACCATAAGGCCAAGCGCACCAAAGCTCTAATGAAAATCGCTGCGGGGTTCAAGTATAGAAGACTCTTGACAGGCTCACCCATAACAAAAAGCCCAATGGATATATATTCGCAGTGCGAGTTCCTCCGCCCTGGGCTCTTGGGATATGATTCGTACTACGCGTTCCAAGGACGCTACGCCGTAGTGCAACGCAAGACCATGGGTCAAGCAGCCTTCCAACAAATCATTGGGTTCAAGAATCTCGACGAGCTCACCAACAAGATCGACATGTTCTCCTTCCGCGTATTAAAGAAGGACTGCCTCGATCTCCCCGACAAAATCTACACCGCCAGGTATGTCGGCATGACCTCCGAACAGTTCAAGATGTACGAGGATGTGCGCCGCCATGCCATGGTGCTGCTTGATGACGGTGAGTTGGTCACCGCACCCGCAGTAATCACGCAGATGCTGCGGCTCCAACAGATAATGTCCGGCCATCTAAAGACCGACGACGGTGAGATGCTGTACTTCCCATCCAAACGCATGGATGCCCTGACCGAGATCATGGACGAGCACGACGGGAAAGCTATCATCTGGTCCCGCTTCCGGTACGACATCCAACAGATCACACAAATGCTGAACGATAAGTTTGGAGAAGGATCCGCTGCGGCATACTTCGGGGACACAACCGACGACGAACGCAATGACATCGTCAAGAACTTCCAGAATCCAAACCACCCACTTCGATTCTTCGTAGGTAACCCCGCCACCGCAGGATACGGTCTGACTTTGACCGAGGCAAACCTCGTGGTATACTATGCCAACGACTTCAATCTGGAAACCCGGATCCAATCAGAGGATCGAGCTCACCGGATCGGACAAAAGAACAACGTGACATACATCGATCTGATCTGCGAAGGCAGCATCGATGAACGCATAGTCAAGGCCCTTCGAACCAAGATCGATATTGGCGCCAAAGTATTAGGAGAGGAAGCAAGGGAATGGCTAAGTCTAAAACCCACGATGAAATAATCGAAACCATGGTGGACTATAAGAAAGGACTTCGGACCCTTGATACGGGGGCCAAGGTCCTTGCCGAACAAACAGGCCTAGAGGATGACGTAGCAAAAGCCCTGCTCAAAGGAATGAATAAATCCTACACCAACGTCACACAAATCCGAGGGTACTCCAAAGAAAAGGACTACCAAATCGCAGGCAAAAAAGGCAAATCTAATGAGGCAAAAAAATAACCCCAACCGTTGCAGTGCGAATCCTAGCCGGGTCGGGGTTAGTTAATGAGGGCAAATAAGGCCACAGGCGTGAACCTATTCGAGCAGTAGGTAAAGTATATCAAGCCGTCTCTAATTCAGCAATAGCTTTTCTAATCAATACAGATAGTTGTCGTGCCATGGACCTCTGCTCTGCGTCCGCCAACTTGCGAAGCAGGTCATGATCCTCTTTGATCAAGCCAACATTCTGAAATTGCTGCTTGTCTTTCTCTTTCATCTTCTTACGAGCCATAGCTTGTCCTCCATTTGTTGGTTACTTCTAACCCACTGGAGGACAAGTTGCAAGTTAATCGTTCTTGTGGGAAATCTTTATGCAGCGCCACGGTATCTCGTCCCGCTTGTCCACATAATTAGGAATGCAGTGCGCCGTAACCTCGTCTCCAGGTTCAAGCTCCATCTTCTCAACGATCCTGGTGCCGAAGAACACCCCGTCACCCTCTTCATTCACACCGAACGCACTGTCGGAATGAGTTAGATCCTCTATCAAAACAGTCATCTCTTCCGACTGAAACTTTTTCTTCGTCTCAAAAGTCTGGCTCATAGAGTTCTCCTTTCTCTTCTTGGCTCTTTAAATAATTGAGTTCTTCTACCAACTGCTCGATCCTCGGATCCGCGGTGTCTTCCCACAGTATATCATCGATCTCTTGGTTCAGTTCTTTAATCCGCGTTGGAATGTACGTCAGAAGGTTTTTCATCCTTGCTCCTTGGTAACCCGTATCTTGATTTAATTTGACGCAAAGACTTAACGGTCAAGCCCAAGATGTCAGCCGCATCGTTTAAAGAAATCTCACGTTGCAGCAACTTGTTTAACATCACCGCATCCTTGGATAACGACAACTTCGGACGCCCACCCTTGTTCACCGACGTATGCTTCGTGAACCCGTTCAACGCACTGCTGCTTATCCCACCATTCCAACGCGGATTGTCTGCCTTGTCCTTGATGTTCTGCGCCAACCACGCCTGACGATAAATGTCCTCGTACTTATCACGCTTGTATGTGTTCATATCTGCTTGCCCGTTTCACGAAGGTTCTTAACATATGTATCCAGTTCTTCACGCGCAGCGAATAACTCACGCTGTACATTGGGCCTCGCATCTCTGCGATACCGCTCCTCCTGTAACGCATCAACCTGACGCTTGAGCCAGTTCAACTGAGCCGCTTGGAATGTAGTTAAATCACTGTCACCCATTGCCCAGTCCCTCCGGCCTAATCTTCGGTCGTACCACCCTCGATGGTTTATCGGTCACCTCACAAAACATCATGATGTTGTTGCCGTACAAACTATAAAGCTCATCGTACAACGGCATCGCAATGTCCTGATCCATGACCGCCTGACATTGAGCCTCGTTCTCAAACCAAACCACCGTCTCCATCTCATGGTCCTGCACCTCATAATGCAGGACCAACGCTGTAAAATATTCAATCACGCAACTTCCTCCTCAACACCCCGCAACGTCTGAGCAATATCCTCCAAAGGACCCATGTCCAAACCGATGTTCTCAGCACACCCACGATATCTTGATAACCAAGATGCCATAGCCGTCGCCGCCTGTCTGCGTAATTCTTGTTGAGCATCACTGCTATCAGGATCAAACCGCTCATACCCTCCACCACTCTTGCGTAAACTCACAGGACTGATGAACGTAGGGTACTCACGAACCGATAAACTAACCACCTGATCATTGGTCGTCGTGTCTTGAACCACGATCCTTAGACCACTCGCCATCTGACGAGCCAACTGGATCCGATGTTGACGCGCAGCTTGCGCATCATCCATACCATAGAACCAATCATATGCCTCATGATCAGGCTGTCCACCCAACCAATCCACAAACTCGTGCGGAACAAACATGTTGTTCCCAGATGCCGCTAGATATTCGTCAATAATTCTTTGACGTTCTTTCTTTGGAAAACCAGCCATTTCTTTTCTCCTTATATAGCTGTTTAATTGACCGCCGTGCCTCACCCGAACATACCTCACCGAAAATCTACATGCCCGAACACAACACACCTTGACCGCCTTAGCCTGCCGTACCACACCTCGACGTACCCAGACGCAACTTAACCGACCAGAACCGTGACCGCCTTAACATACGATACCAAAACCAATAAAGCCGAAACACATCTCACCCCGACCGCCTTACCGTGACCATAACTTAACCGAACACATCACACCTCACCTAGAGTGACCCCGACCGCCTTAACACACCCGACCCAACCGAGCCTTATAAGACCCAACCGAACCGCAACATGACCGCCGTAACAAACCCTGACCCAACACAACCCGACACACACCGCCGTACCCAACCTAGACCGACTTACCTTACCTGACCTACCACGCCCAACCCGAACTAAACCACCGTGACCGCCTTAACAAACCTGACCCAACCGGACCGTACCCCGCCCTAACCGAACGTGCTCGACCGCACCTCACCCAGACCGTCTAACCTTGACCAAATGGATGGGGGCTCGCGGCCCCCGATCCTTCTTACGCAACTAAAGTAATATCACGGCGGGATCTCTCCTCCGCCATGAATTGCATCAACTCCTCAGTCTGCTCATCCGCAAACACAGGGTTGTCCATCGCATCCTGCTGAACCGCTCGATCCTCCAACATCAACTCATCCCACTCACTCTGAAATGAACCCATGCTGTCCTCAGTCAGAACTTGGAACGTGCCAAACGATCCTCGGCCCTTCTCCTGTCGGAAGTCTCCAATCCCAACAATCGATCCCGCATTCGTCAACAACGACACAATCGAATACGCACTCAACGTCGGCTGAACATACGCAATGTCAACCTCCGCACACCAACGAGGCAAGTAAGCCCGCGTCCGCATGTCCGGCGTCTTGTTCATGTCCGCAGAGCGAACCATGTCAATCTTCAACTGAGGCTTGCCCCATATCTGAACATGCGTCTGAGGTAAAAAAATCAACCGCTGCACACTCGTCTTCGTAATCCCGTCAGTCTCCAACGCAGCCGTAGCCATCGCGCCCTTGACCCCTGGAGCAGGGAAACATAACAACGTATCCCCAAAAGACTTCTTGTAAACCGAATCACGAAACTCCTGCTCAGGGTTGTGCTTGATCTCTTTCTTCTGCGCCGCAGTCTTGCGACCCCCACCAATCAACAAATCACGCATAGCCTTGCTGCTCATGCTGTTGAAATACAACGGGGTAGTGCCCATCATCCGAAGTTTAACGCGACCCTGCTTCAATGGTTGAATTTCCAATGCAGACTCTTGTGGTGCTTTCTTCGTTGCCATGTGTTTTCTCCTTACTTGGCTTCTAGTTGATAGTAACTTGTTTGTGACATGCGCTCTGCGCGTTAGTCAAGAACTTTTTTTCACAATCCAAACGCCCTCGCGTCCAGACTTCTTTCCAGTGTCCACAATTAAACCAGCCTTGTGTAACTGGGTCATCGTCGCCCGAACAATCGTAAGCTTCAATCCCGTGCGGTCCGACAACTGCTTCGCAGTCCCCGCTCCTCGGTCCAACTCACCCAAGATCTGCTCCTTGCGCGTCAGCTTCTTATTGCTCCGACGCTTGCGCGTCAGCCGTTTCCAAAATTCTCTAATCATTTCTTCTCCTCCTCGATCAACAACTCTTTCATCTTACTCATCACGCCGCCTCCTCTTTGTAAAACTCAGGCAACACCTCGTTGCGTAACTTGTCCGCCATTTGTATATAGAAGGAACTGAACTCTACATCCATTGCCTCCCACAACTCTCCGCCGTGCTCTTCCACACTCTCCTGCGCCCACAGATGTACATGGTGCAAAATAAAATTCTTCAACTGCTCTTGGTTCAACGGTAAACTAGACATCTTCCATCTCCTCCTTAATCTCAGGATCCCACGAACGATCCTCGCCGTGATGATACTCACCCTCAAACATACCACCCTCGTCCTGATAATCAGCCTGAACCTCAATGCCCATCGCATGCAACTTATCCCACACCGGAATAGGCGCACCCCATGCCGTCCAACAGCGGAACGAAAACCACGATTTGTCGAACACATCTTCATGCGCCAAAGGCTCAATAATCTCAACCTCGCAGACATCCCACTTCGTACCCCAGTTCTCAACACGCCACTCGTACCAGTCAGGCATGAGTTGATCAGGACGCCTCTCCTCGTGGACCCACACCTCAAACGGCATGGGCGCAATCGTGCTGCAAAACTCAGGCTCCGGCTTCGATAGCGCAGCATGTAAGTGCTGGATCAAATGGGTCGGGCCGTGAAGGTACACACTCTGATAACAATGATTAGGCATTACAAAACACCTCCCGTTTTAAATTGAATGTATTGCGTCACGTTTTCCTCAACCTCATTGTTAAACTCTGCAAACATACAATCCGCAACTGATGTGACCTGTGCCACAAAGACAGGCCAGTCTGGATCCCCCTCCCAACAAAAATCAGCAAGAGCAAGGGTTCTAAAATAGCCTTTTATACCCCCGTGATCTGGAACGGCTTCAACTATCTCAATCTGCGCCGAAGCACCGTCGATCATGTATTGCGCTGTGTGTTTAGGCATTCTCTGTCTCCATATAACTTTCAATTAATCCTTGCGCGACTTGCGCCGTGATCGCGTTGCCATAGGCGCGCAATCGTCCCACGCGGGAGGTAGCCCCATCAACCAACGGGAATGTGCCGGATCTAACTGGCCTCCACCTTCCATCCCTGCATCCAAGCCAGTCAACATCTCCCCAGAAGCCGTTAGTCTTATCGGACCCGCCATCTTCGACATCTGAGTTAGACTGCTCCCCGACATCTTGGCCGTGATCCCACTGCCGCCCCGCGTCCCGTCCGAGGCTGATGGTGTGGTCCACCCCGCCAACCTCGCCGCGTCCGCAGGATTCAACCCCGCGTTCATCCCGCGCTTGATCTTCGCGTCCGGATCCTCGCCCCGACCGTTGTTCGTCGCATTCGGCGTCGGCCATCCCACCAACTGAGCCGCCACATCCAACGTGTCCGTGCTGATCTTGCCGTTGCGTATCCGACCCCCCATGTAACCGCCCTTGTGATCCCGCGTCGTCGGCGTCGGCCACGAACCAAAGCCGTTGCCGGATGTGCGGGGCGCCGAAGCCCGCAGAGCACAAATCGAAAGCCCCGAAGGCGTAGTCCTCTCCTTCCATGTCAGCTTGTACAAGGTCGAGCCAACCAAGCCCGTCTTTGCTCGCAACCTGCTCTCCAAAGATCGTTGAAGGGCGACACTCCGCGATGAGGTGGTGCCAGTGAGGCCAGAGGTGCCGCTCGTCAAGCACCCCCTTTCTTGTGCCGCTCTGGCTGAAAGGTTGGCAGGGACATGAGCCCGTCCACACAGGCCTGTCATCTTCCCATCCCGCGGAGCGGAGCGCGTGGCTCCAGATTCCAATCCCCGCGAAGAAGTGACACTGAGTAAATTCAAAAAGCTCTTCTGGTCTGACATCACTAATACTCCTCTCGTCAACCACACCATCAGCAATGTGGCCCGCCTTAATTAATTCCCGCAACCATGACGCCGCATAAGGATCTATCTCGTTGTAATAAGCACTCATGAAAACCGCTCCTTCAATCGCTTGGCGGCTTCCAACCTACTGTGAAGCTCCTCATGCTCCCAAGGCTCCGCATCACTGTCCAACCAAATATCCTCCAGATGCTCAATCATGTGATCAATTGCAACACGCAACACAGCAAACTCTAAATTTGGCAAAACCATTATGTCGCCTTCCAAATCTCTAACGCTTCCGCAAACGGCATGTCGTTCAAAATACGACGGCCATTGACCCACGAGCCATCAGTCACAGTAGGATAATACTTGGATCCATACACATCATCCGAACCCTCCTTCTGAAACAACAAAGTGCTCTTCATCTTGCGCTTCAATTCACGACCCGTCAAAAAATCATTGACTTGATCACAACACCACGCCTCCAACGTCTGAGGCAAAGTATCATGAACCATAACACCATCCGCACCCTCATAACTGAAAGGTGAAGGAGGCAACGATTCAAAATACTCTTCAATAGATTTCATTACCGCACGGTAATCACGACTGTCACCCTTGAACTTAGGATGATCATAGTCACGGTCACAACCACCATGACCGTCGTTGCTCACAACAGCAACAGGCTTGCCATCCACATATAGATTGGCCTGATAACAATGAGTCTCCTCAGAAGCCCACGCAGTATGCTTAATAGATTTTAATTCAAGTTTCATAAGTCTTTCCTTCCTTGATTACTTGTTGAATACATGCAAGCTATTGCACCTCGGTCCTCGGGTCAAGGACTTTTTTGCAAGCAGCGGTTACGCGAGTTACACTATAGACACTTCCCCAGAGATTTTTTGTTTTTTTTTTTTTTTCATTCAAATATACCGTATCCACCGTATCCAAACGTATCCAAGCCTTATTTATAGTGCTTAGACAGCCCAGATCTGGATACATCTGGTTACACTTGGATACACTTCGCTGGGAAAAAATCGCTATATAGGAAAGTTGAAAGAGCCAATCACTTGGTATAGATTGTTGGATAACAACAACGGGGTGACCATGGGAAAGCTTGAACAGAAGATCGAGGAGGAGCACGGTCGGACGCTGACCAACCGACAACGCACCTTCGCAAGGCACATTGTCGAGGGCATATACTCAAACGCTGAAGCAGCCCGCAAGGCAGGTTATTCTGCCGAGGTTGCCAACACCAGTGCGTCCAAGCTTCTCAATGGGCGAGACTACCCGCACGTTTTGGAATATGTAACCGAGCTCCGAGAGGAGAGACAACGACGCTATGGCGTCTCCACTATTGGTCAGCTTCAACGGCTGTATCAACTGTCAGCGGGCGCCGAAGAGGCGGGCCAGTTTTCTGCGGCTATCAATGCCGAGAAGATCCGCTCTGCTTTGGGTGGCTTAACTGTCGATAGGCGGGAGCAGATCAACACAATAGATCAGATGTCACGGGATGAGATCACTGCCCGTTTGGCGGCGTTGCAAAAGCAATACCCTCAAGCTTTTGTGATAGAAGGAACAGCAAAGGATATCACACCAGATGAGCAAGGGGCCGGAGGCGAATTTTTGGAACTCATTGAGGACAAACCTTCCGAAGAATTGCTTCGCGACAAGGATTGAAAACAAGCACGGTGGCGGGGTGCCAGATGTACATTTAGTATGGGACGGCTTACCCTTCTGGATGGAGTTGAAGGTAGCGAACTCCAACGCAATAAAACTCTCGCCTCATCAAGTTGCTTGGAATATGGCATATTGGGCTCG